GTTGCATCCGCCGCGAAGCGTCTTGCGATGCACGACGTTCGAGACTTCGACGACCTTGACGTAGAGCGACTCATACTTTTCCTTGATGGTGTCACCAAGGGCGGTATTGAAGTCCCACGAGGCGACTGTGCCCGCGTTATTGCGGAGGTCGCTGAGAACTTCACGGTCGATCTCGAGGTTGATCTCTTGAGCCAGAACGGCTGTGAGCTCGGCCTCGGCGTCGAGGTTGTGCTGGCTGCGAAGGTCCTGCTGGGCCTCGTAGCTCCACACGGCCTTCAACTTACGGGTCTTGGCAGCGATCTCTTCCGACTCAACGACGAGGTTGATCTCGGGGAGGTCCTGATTGCATTCCATGTTGTACTCGTACGAAACGGTAGCATGGTTTTCGCCCGGGTTGCTGTTCCAGTTCAGGACCAATTCGCCCGTGGTCAGGTTCAGCGTGGCGCTGGTAACCTTGGCCGAGGGTGAGCTGATGTCGTGGAACGTGAACGAGCCGCTTTCCGAGACCACGAAGGTCTGGACGGCGACGTTACCGTCATAGACGGTTCCGGTCACTGTTCCGGCGAGAACCGGGGTGTGCTCAAGCGAAACCGTCGTGGTGGTGCCGCCGGCATCGACTGGGCTCGACTCGTTCTCAACGAACTGGTGCGAGTAGTAGACGCTCAGGTTGGCATCGCCACTGGCGAGCTGCTGGAGCGAGTTGGCATCGTCGCCGGGGAAGCCGCTCTTGGTGGCTCCACGGACGCTGCCCTTGTTGCTGCCGTATCTAAAACGGAGGTAATAGACGAGGCCGGTCGGGCCGAGCAACGGCTGAACCGAGACCACCTTGTTGGCGATCAGCTGGGGATAGATTCTTCGGACGAGCGGAATCGAGATCCTCTTGAACTGGGCTACGTCGCCCGAGTCTGTCGAGTTCTCGTTGATGAGACGCTGGTTTTCGAGGAGAACGGCAGTGCAAGAACGTGTGTACTTGTCGCTTATGTTCTCTAGCAAACCTGTTTGCGCCCAACGAGATTCCAGCTCCCTTGCTTCATTTAGGAACTTTGCATTTGCTTGCATGGTTATGATTCTCCTTGGTTTAACTAAAGATTCTAATTAGTCGTTGTTTTTCGTTCCGGCTAGGACCTGCATTTGACGAAGCAGGTCAGGATCGAGACTTTCGACCAATGTTGTGTCAACATTTGACTTCTTTTCTGTGGACTTATTGTCATTCCATTCGGCAACAAGCTCAGAGTCGTTGACGGCACGTCCTCTCCCCTGCACATTCTTTGCCTTTTCTACTCTTTCTTTCTTCTCGAACTTGGCTGATTCGGTGATGACCTTTTGGGTCTCCCTGACGGCTTCGTTGAGTTTTGTGTTCTCGGCGCTCAGTCTGATGTTTCTCGCCTCTAGGATCTTGACCTGGCTCTTGAGTTCCTCTGACTTGCGTGCGATCTCTTCAACCTTCACGTTGTTAACGCCGGCGAACTCTTCGTCCCCGATGTAATTGGCAACGCATTCCACGACCTTGTCGAGGGTGGACTTGTGCTCCACCAGTCTCGGGTCATTCGTGATATCCTTGTGGGCCGACTCATAGATCTCGGCACCCTTGTACTGAAGGAAAGCGTCGACCTTATCGACCATGTATTCCTTCATCTCTTGGAGTTTTGTATTGAACTGCTCGTACATCTCGACTTCAAGGTTCTCGTTCTTGCCCTTCTCGGCGAGGAGCATCTGATAGGCCTCTTCGTAGCCTTCCTCCATCGACGACTCGAATTCCTTCTGTTGGGTTTCGAGGCGGCCGCGGAGATCTTGGATGATCGCGTACGCTTCCTTGTAGCCTTGGATGGCGGTCTCTTCGGCTGTTTTCAGTTCGTCGGAAAGTTCTGCATAGGCTTCTTCGAGTTTGGAGTTAAATTCCAACTCGCAGGCTTGCTTGGCACCTTCCAATTCGTTCTTGACTGCCTCGGTGACTTCCGCAACGGCGTCCTCGGGGAGTAGTTTGGTCAAAGCCTCTACAATTTTTTCCATTATTTGTTCCTCTCTTTAATTTCTCTGGCTTGTTTCTGGACAATCCCGCCGAAAGCAGCAAGAATGAGCTCTTTGCTTAGAGTATGTATGCCGCTGTTTTCATTTTTTACACCAGAATGAACTTCATGCTGGACTGTCTTCGGACTAATGCTCTCTTTGGAAACCACTTTTTCCTGGAAAGCTTGGCTGGTGCTCGGGTCGGCGACTGCATCGAATGTTATGAGTTTGTAACTTTCTCCGATGACTAGAATGCCGTTTTCGTTCACTTTGCCGTTACCAACTCCTCGGCTGCTTATTCCTACTCTGACACCATCGTTAATGAGTGCCTTGAGGATTTTGCCGTGGGGTGTGTTCAGTATGACTCCTTCGCCCATGAGGGTTTTGTTTTCCCACCAGAGTTTGGTGATCTTGTGGGAAGCGTTTGTGAAGTGGACTATGCTGTCTGTCGGATGGTCCAATTCACCGATGAGTCCTCCGCTGGACATGGTTTCCATTAGGCTTTTGACGTTATCGTCAAGCACGCCGAATGGATATGTCCTTTTGTTTTTATTGATGGCGTCGGCTTCTTGAAACTTTCCTCTGAACTTAACGACGCTTCCGCCGGCTCCGGCGGACTCGTGCAAGTCCATCTCGTTCAACACGGCGCAGTTTCCGCCTCCGAGAATTAGTCTATTCTCGTATACGGTGCCCGGCGTCAGATCGTGTTCTAGCAACAGATTCATGGTTCCCTCCTAGTGTTACTCTTTGACCGACTTGGGTGTTACGCTGTCCTTGGAATAAGGATTCTGGAGGTTCGGCCATGTGTCGGCGTCGCCCCAGTGGGCTAACTGACCGGAGTCGGAGTCCACGTCCTTTTCATTTGCAATCTTGTATTCCCCAGCCTTGGGTACGTACGGGTTATCGAGTTCTGGATAGATTCCCTCGCCGCTCAAGTTGCTCCAGCCGTCGTTTCCAAGTTCGTTGGCAGCGGATCCCTTGTATTCCTTACCGTCGCTCACGAAATGAGCGTTGGGTGTGCTGCCTTGCATCTCGGCGGGCGACTGGCTTGTTTTGCCCTTCTTCGCAACGTCGGGGTGCTGGCCGTCGGCGGTCACTACTGGATCGCTAACCTTCCACTCTTCTGGCATCGTGCTTTCCACAATGTCGTATAGGGTTTCAGCAGCCTCGCCGAGCACGTCTGCGGACAGTTCGGCCTCGCCCTTGATTATCGGGAGGAGGCTGTCCAACTGAATCGAGGCCTCTTCGGCGACGATCTCGTTGTTCTCTTCCTTGGCGAGCTGGTGGATTTGTCTTAGGGCCTCGTAAACATCGACGAAGGCTTGCATCTCGAGGATCTTGGACTCGTCAAGTTTCTTATAGAAGGACTCGGCGATGGCCTTGAACTCGGTGTACTTGTCAACGGCTTCTTCATTGATCCTAGAACCCGCCAACTTGACGATCTTCGCGACGCGGTCGACAAAGTTTTCGTGGATCGTTCTGAGAACGCCCTCGGCCAAGAATCGGCAAGTCTCATCGTCATAGTTGCTGGCCGAAGCAGCCTCAAGGCAAAGTCTGATCTGGTTGGCCAGTTCGCCTTCGGTCAAGTACACGCAGTCGGAGTACTTGGTCGAGATGCTCTCCAGCAACTCCTCAAATGACTTGTTGTCGGAAAGAGCATTGGCTCTCTTCAGTTCGACAACGTCTTTTACGAACTCATTGTTCTCATTTATCTTTTTGCTGTTGCCTCTCTTGACAACGACGTCGGTGTTCATGGTGTCCCAGTTGAACTTGAGGAGTTTGGCCTCGTTCCTGAGTCTCATGGTCGGAACTCTGACGGACACGATCTCGTTGTCCTTCCTCAAGACGCTGCACTGGTTGACGACTGGGCCGTTCTGTGCGTAATCCACGTATCCGAGAACATTCTCGGCAATCATGTTCCACTCTTTCATCATCTTCTTCCCGATTGCTTTCCCGATTGCTCTGTTGAGTCTGGCTCTCTTGGCTTTCCTAGCCATCTTGATGCCTTTCGGGGTTTTCCTATTGCTTATTATCTTGCCCTTAACTCTTTCCTTGGTTTTGAAGGCCGGCTCGTGATGCTTTGCCTTGTTGTTCCAATTCACAATTTCGCATTCTTTGCCCTTGCGGCAAACGACTCTTTTCACCTTTGCTTCTGTGAATATTCTCTTGGTTCTGGGGAGATTCATCCACTCGGCGAACATCTCATCGGCCTTGGCAGTGTCGCTCTCGATGAGCGAATCGATCATGTTTGATATGATTTCTTTCGCGCTAGACGTCTCGGATTCCTCGTTGATCACGAGTTGTTCCACGTTGTCGAACTGCACATGGCCGTTCTTTATTTCGTAATTAGCGTGAATGAACTCACCATCTAGCGACTCAAACAGCACCTCGTTGGGGCCGAAGGAGTTCAAGGAAAGTCCATCCATCTCCAAGGTAACGGCCAAAAGGTTGGAAGCCGCTTCCAATTCCTTCTGGGCGCTTGACAGCGATTCCGTCTTTATTTTGTTGAATGCATCGTAATCGATGAGTTTTCTTTTCATTTCAATATACTCCTAGTCTTTTTCGGCCCTAAAAACCGTGGTTGCACATAGTTCTATATAGTCAGGCAAGCCTTTTTTTCGACGGATTGGCTCCGGACATAATGTCATCTGTATAGTATGCTTGTTAAATCAAAAATACTTCGGGTGGTATTGATTTTTTCATATTTATCCTTATGATATTGGCATGAGCGAAGAAAAAAACATTTCAAATCCTTACGGTCGCAAGTCTCATTCTAGTGACTACGGCACTTATTTTAACCTTTTCTATAGTTACGTAGACCGTCATTCCACGCAGCCATCGGTTTATGAATACCATTTGCCCATAAAGGTCTCTACTTTCGAAAAACTAGAAAAAATGGGCGCAAAAAGAGTTTTTCTGTGCGAGTTGGAGGGCAAGAACGAAGTCAATCAAACGGAAGTTTGCTATGAGTACGAGGACTCCATGATTCTTCTTTATCGCAAAGAGAGTCTGCTTAGGAGGTTGGACTACATCCACGATGAGGAGGAGAAAAGCGAGGATGGTGAAGAGGAAAAAGATTTTGCCACTTACAAGGGAAGAATACTCTACAGTTCTTCTTCTACTCTGGATCTCGTCAAAAAATGTTTTGAAACGGAGTCCGATCCTAAGAAACACAGCAATGTCTATCTGCTTTGCACTATGGATGGCATGCTTGCTCTCCAGAGGTTTGACATAAAGTTGCCCAAGTCGATCGACTTAGAACTTAACTACGGCAAGGATTCTGCTGAAAAGTTGGAAAAGATCACTGAATTGATGGCTAGGAACAAGAACGGACTGGTCCTTTTCTCGGGCGATCCTGGTACTGGAAAGAGCACATTTATTAAGTATCTTACGACAAAGACTGACAGAAAGGTAATTTATCTTTCCTCCTCAGCGGCCGAGCAGTTGACGAATCCCGATTTTCTCAGTTTCATCATGTCTCACAGAAACTGCATACTTTTGCTGGAGGACGCGGAGAAAGTGATCAGAAGCAGGGGATCAAACGACAGCGGGGCGGTCAGCAACATTCTGAACATAACCGACGGGATTTTGGGTGATTGCCTTAATATCATGATCATCGCCACCTTCAACATAGAGAGAGAGAATATAGATTCGGCTCTCGTGAGGAAGGGTAGGCTTCTCTTTGAGCACTGTTTCAAGGCTTTGTCTGCCGAGGAGTGCAATGAAATATTTAAAAGCATCGGATCCGAAAGGACGACGGACGTTCCTATGACTTTAGCCGACATATACAACGACGAGGAAAATTTCCACAAGGAGGAAGAGACTAGAAAGGTTGGTTTTTAGTGAATTATGGCGAACTGATTCCTGTCGGAGGAGGGGATTCGATACCCTTACTTAAGACGAACTTGATCATCGGCCGCCGCGAAAGTTCCGACATCGTGCTGCGTTTTCCAAACGTGTCTGGGAAACACTGTGAGCTTGTGTTTGAGGAAGGATTTTGGACTGTGAGGGACTTGGGAAGCGTAAATGGCACTAAGGTCAACGGGTTCCGAGTGAGCGAAAGTCAATTGTTTCCGGGAGACAAGGTCGGCTTTTCCAAGCACGTCTACGAGATTCGCTACGAACAAAATCAGTTCGCTAAAGAAAAAAGTCCTCAAAAAAATATTTTTGAAAAATCGCTCTTAGAGTCGGCTGGCCTTGAGAGCCGATCGGGGCAATTTCCTTCCAAATCGTTTTAGAATTTGGGCTTTTCTTCTTTTTCTTTCTCGTGGAGAATGGACTCAAGTTTGTAGATCTCTTCGTAGAGACTCTTTCTTTGTTCTAAACTAGGCCAGTCGGATGCTATGTAACTTCTTATTTCGGATATCTTTTCTTTTATCCGCCACGCATCCATTACCCCTCCTCGCTCCAGTCAATATCCTCGTTGTCTATGTCTTTGCTGTAATTTTCTATTCCTAGGTCGTATTTCTTGATATCTTCTTCTTCTGGTTCGGGGATCTCTGTCGTGACTTCCTCGTCTCCTCCCTGTTCGGGCTGTTCGGGACTTTCCGCTTCGGGCTGTTCTGGTTCTGCGCCTTCTTCTGGGGCTTCCAAGTTAGGCGTTGGACCGCCGGGCTCTGTTCCCATTTCTGTATCATTAGATTGGGTTCCTGGCGTCCCGACGCCTAACAGTTGAGGATTCTGACCGATTATCTGGATCTTCAGATCTTCTAGTTTCTGGATCTTGTTTCTGGATATTATTCTTGTAGCCTCTTCTTCGCTGATCTTCATGAATCTTGTGAGGAGGTCGAAGTCACTCATAAGCATCGAGGACTTAAGCGTGGTTACAACATTGATTCTGTTGTTCATGATCTCGGCCTCGCTAAGCTCTTTCCAACTGCTCGGAGGTGTCATCTCTACCTTGAGGTCTTCGTAGGCGTCTGAAGGAAAGCCGCGCATCTCTAAGTGTCGTTCGCATATCTCAAGGATGGTGTCCTCCATGCTGGCTTGTATCCTCTCCACCATTCTTGCAAATCTTGCGTCTTGGGCGCTCAGAGTTATTCTTGTGGCTCCGACGTCTTCGTTGCTCAAGTAGTTCTTAGGGAAATTTAATGCGGTGAAAAGTTTGTTTCTGAAGTAAAGTGCGTCATCTATCTCGCCTAGATTTTGTGCTCCGGGGAGCGTCTCTATCCTCGTGTTCGCGCTGGGTCGGATAGGAATCCAGTAGTCCTCGTCTGCGGCGGGGGCGTGCCATCTTTCCTCTACGGCATTTGCGCCCGCGCCTCTTCCGGACGGAACCTTTTTCTTTCTAAATTGATCCTTCATTCTATCGACGAACGCCTCCGCCTTGAACGGCGGAAGTTGTCCTACGTCAATATAAAAAACCCTACGCTCGGGCGCGCGGGAGTTGTGAACTGGAGTTCCGTTCGCTATAAAATTATGAATTTCGTTGTCTACCGTTATATCGTAGACTTCTTCTTGTCCGACGTACTCTACCGAAAGAACGTTTTCGTATTGTTGAACGGCTTTGTCGGATATTGTTACCACATAAGAAATTGACGGGGCGATTTTTCTTCCCGGAACGATTTCGTGTCCGCCATTCCTTTTTCTTCTGGTGATCTTTCCCGAACCCAGCCCTATGGATGACCAGACCTCCTTGATATCCTCAATGAGTTTCTTATTGCATAGTTCTATGCTTGAGAACCACGTTCCCGCCTTGGTATGCCTCTCGCCCCCGTCTGCGTTGGATATGCCCTCTACGAATGCTCTTCTTATGTTTTTGGGAGCCGTGAACACCCACGATGGAATTCTCTTGTTCTTTGCTCCTGGGATGTAACCCATCTTGATAAAAAGACGGCTAGCTGTGCTTGAGCATGTTGTATACGTTCCTACGTTTTCGTTGCTATTTCTTTTATCTCTTTTGAATTCGACTCTGCCGAAGTATTTCTTCATTAGACCCGCATAATATTCGTTTTGGGCTTTGTCCGTTCCCGCCGCGAAGTTTAGGCTGTGTTTACGAACGCATCCGTCGCCTATCATGAATCCGAAAAATCTCGCGAAGTCTTCGTCCACATGGGTCGGCAAGGAAATCCTTTCGGCATTTATCTCGCCCTTGTTTAGTACCGTCATTGCGTCCGGATCTAAGCCGAACGTTTCGCATATTTCCGCCGCCGCTTCATACGGAAGGGCCTTGCCTTCTAAATACAAGAACTGCTTGACTCTGTCGAATTTGAACTTGCACGACCTCATCAATTCGTATTTGTTTTTGTATACGGTGTTTCTGAAGGCGGACCTTTGGGAAGAGCTAAGTTTCGCCCATTTTTCCTCGTAGGTTTCGGGAATGGCGACCTCAATCTCCTCGTCTCTCGTCGTGTTTATAAGCTTATCGCTCTTGAGGATGAGATTCTGTATTTCTACATATTGGATCGTTCCGTCCTTGTTGACGAGGACGGGATGATTTGCCGTTCCGATTATTTCTATGTGTTTGCTTTTGACCTTGTACACATCCTTGACCCCGTTATTCATGAAGTTAACGACCTTTGATTTTGATATTTTTCCGCTATAATCGTAAGAAAATACAAAATCTCCGTTTTTCATGTCGCGGATGTACTTATAGCCGTCGCTGGTTCTAATTCTTGTTTCTCCGACCAAGCATAGTCGGTAGACCATCATCGCATCTTCCATCAATCTTAATTGGTGGGCTGGACCTCTAGCCGGTTCCATGAGGCTTTGTCCGTATGGATAAAAAGTTCTTCTATCGTCACCTAGGTACATGTGCACCACTTGAGCGGGGGCGAATCTTATGGAGGTGGACTGCATCAACTCTTGCTCCGTCGCCTTTGAAACCTCGCTTCTGGTTAGTGCTTGGTAGTCTGGTCCTTCCTTGCTCTGTTGAAACTCTACCACCCTTCCCTTTGTTGTGACGATCTTGTACATGCTATCAGCAGGCAGTTCTTGTATTTTTAAAATACCATCTTTTGGATTTTTGGGATCTGTGATCAGTTCATAGAATCCGTCGCCGAAAATGCATAGTTTCTTAACCATCTGCCATGCTTTCCTGTTCAGATTGAGCATCTTTCTGTTGAAGCAGAGGAACTCCAGTTCTTTTTTGATTTGTTCGTTCTCGACCTTGATCGAGAATACGTTTCCTTTTTCGTTCCTCTGGCAGTTGTGCATTACAACGCTATCGGTGCAGAAGTTCTCGTGATCTTTGACGCTCAAATCGAACACTTGGATCTCTTTATGAGGCAAAATACCGACCACTCTCCTTCTGTCTTTTCTCTTGCCGAGCCATTTGAGTTCCTTTGTGCAGAATCCTTCTTTTCTGATCCAAGAATCTATGCTCTTCCAAGAGTGCTTCATCATGCTTTCGACGGAACGGCAACTTGCCCCGGCGGCTATCAATCTAGATGCTTGGCTGACTCTCTCATACTTGGATTTTCCATCTCTCCACTCGTCCACAAACTGTCTTTCGTGCTTCCACCCGTCGAATGTGAATATCCTTGGGAATTGTCTAGTCTTGAATGCGTTGATCTTTCTGTTGGGCTCCATCCTATAAAACGGCATTAATTCAGACCCAACTTCTAGATCCTCGGCGTGCACCCACTCTTGATCTCTGGTGAGTATTCTGTGGTCCGGAGTGACGACAAAACTATTTCCGTCGTCAAGGAGAATTCTTATGGTTTGTGATGTCTTGACCACTCTTGGGTCGTATGCCCATCCGAGTGTGTAGTCTTCTTTCTCGAAGTCCCAAGAATAAACAAGGAAGGGGCTCGGATCGTTCTTCCATCGCTCTGTCAGCCATCGAATGGTTCTTTGTCCGTCAAACAGCGTGGCTATTTTGGTGTCCCCGGAGATACAAGCCTCGTCGCTAATCACGGTCATGGCCATTTCCATCTCTGCGACGCTTCTAAGCCTATCGTATTCCTTATACCTGGACTGCCTGTTGGTGACCGTAGAGAGATCTATGAAGTCGTTGCTGTCGTACAGCCTTATTTGGGACTGACTCAAGCCGAAGGAGTCTCCCCTCAAGTCCGGCATGGCGTCGGGTACAACGACTCCCGCACCGGTTATCTGGGCGGTGTCCATCCTCTCTATAGGACCCTTCTCGAATTGATAGGTCCACAATTTGTAAAAATCCCACCAGGCCATCGAAACCTCTCTTTTGGTTTATCTATCCCCGGACTCTGATATTATAGTTGAACTCACCCTAAAAAGGCCTCCAAGACGGCCCTTGTTCCCATGAAAAGAGTCTGTTTTGTCGTAAGTCATCTCGGATCCGGGTCGTCAGACCTTGTGGAGGTGCTCAATGGCAATCCGAGGTGCGAGTTTCACGACTCAGGGACGCAATACGACAATCCCGCCGCACTGGAGTGGATGTTTAACAAGGGACACAAGTGCCGGGACAGTTCGGCTGTGTACGGTGACCATTTGTTGTTCAATACGTCCATGTCACACAAGTCTTTTTATGGATTCTGCAAGTTCATATATGTGATAAGGCCCGCTAGAGCGTCTCTTAACGATATTGTGGCGCTAAGGAAATATACTCAAGAAAATGCCGCGAGGTATTACCGCTTCAGACTCAGAAGGATTTGCGAGATGGCAAAGCGATCCCCCGATTCCGTACTTCTTACTTGGGATGATCTTGCGAAAGGAACGGCGTTCCCTATAATAGAAGACTATCTTGGCCTTCCCAAGCAGCTTAAAACTGAGTTCAAACACTTTTCTTCAGAAATGTCAGACGTATTTAATGAACATCTCATAGAAGAATGTCAAGATGCTTATGAAAGATACTACTATTATTTAGACAAACTCAAACTAAGAAGATCATTATGATAAGAGTTGCAGAAACAGACGATTATGTAATATACGACGAAGTACTGGACGACGAGCAATTCAATAAATTGTGGGAGGCCATACAGTCGGACGAGTTTTTGATCCCGCATATAAACAATTGGTCCAAAGTCTGGAGAATAACTGACGGTTCGCCGGTGGGGACTAGGGACTATAATGCAAGCCAAGATGCCTTCAACAATTACATGGATCTCATGAGATTCGTCATCATGGAGGCTGCTAAGATGCACCCCCAGATCATCCTCAGTCACGACGAACTCATTCTTCGTTCTTATCTTTATCCCCGAGGTACCAAACTGAATTGGCACAATGATCTCGGATACTCGGGCGCCGCTATATTTTATGCCCATCCAGAATGGGCTTCTACATGGGGTGGCGAACTCATGCTGGCAAGGACGCCGCCGATGGCCAACATCACGCCTCCGCATCTGGACCATCGGGAGGAGGACAAGTTCTTGGGCCACTTCGGCATGGGGACATACATCACATGCAAGCCAAACAGACTGGTTTTGACCAAACCCGGCGTTTGGCACTCCATAAACCGCGTTGACGACGACGCTGGAGATCACTGTAGAACTACGGTCGTAGGGTTTTTTAAGCAAAAATGAGAATATCCTTCTGCACGACTTGCATGGATAGGCTGTTTCACTTGGAGCAGACCTATTTGCGCAATATAGAAAGTTCTGCCTCTTTTAAAGAGGTAGAATTTGTGTTGCTCGACTACAACAGCAAAGATGGCTTGGAAGATTGGGTGAAATCAAATCTTTCGGAACACATAGATGCCGGTCGTGTCGTCTTTGCACAGACTAAGGAGCCAAAGTATTGGGTGGCGGCTCATGCGAAGAATATTGCCCACAAGGTCGCTTCCGGCGACATACTGGTCAACTTGGATTGTGATGTTCTTATTCCGGAAGGCTTCTGTGAGTACATAGATGCGGCCTTTTCTTCGGGAAAAAGAATTGTTATGGCCTTTGATAGCGAAGACATGTATGGCAACAACGGTTGTGCGGGCATAGTGGCAGCCACGAAGGAAGACTTCTACTCAGTCAACGGCTACGATGAAAGCATCCATCTCGGTTGGGGCTACGACGACATGAACTATCAGTTCAGAGTCAGAATGCACAACAATCTTCATCTTTTCACCCCTCCGAAATTGTGCTTGTGCATACCGCACGCGAACGAAACTAGAACTAAAAACTGTCAACTTAAGCAGATAGAGGTCACTAGGGATCTTAGCATGAACATCTGCGAAGACGCCGCTGCAACCGGTAATTATGCGGTTAATTTGGCATCTGGATGGGGGAGAGCCAACATAGCGAAAAATTTTACTGATGCCTTTTTAATTTAGCCACATCTCTCGTTCGGCAAGGGGAAGCAACCATTTTCTTCAAATAGCCTCTTGCCTTCTTCTGCTATGTTTTTCAAATAGATCATTGCTTGATCCGAGGCATTCTCTTCCGATAGAAGTTCGTTTTCGGCCCACACCCTGTTGAATGTATCTGTGTACATGATCATGGGATTACTATATCTGTCCAAACTGTCCGCCAATGATTTAACAAATCTCTTGATGACCACAGACTTCAGTTCTCCCATCCTCGCACTTTTTCGGATATAGACCCTAGATCCAACCGTAAACAGAGCCAAGAAATTTTTCTTTATTTTGACTCCAGCGCATCCTACGACTCGTATTCGTCCAGTTGGTTCGTATTCAAACATTTATGTCCTGGGTATTGGGGTCTAATATATTTAGCAATTGGTCCTTCCATTGCTTCGAGCATCTAGCAAAAAAAACGGCCCGCCCCTTTCGGAGCGAGCCGTTCTTTTGAATCAACCTCTTGGGTCAGATCACGGGGTGCCGCCGTCCAACGTGTTGGACCATTCCGGAGCGGTACCGGCCGAATTCATCTTCAAGAACTGGTAGCCAGTTCCCTTCGCCAATTTGGCCAAGGTGTCGGTGCCAGAAGCATAGATGATGTCGCCCGAGGTGTAGCTCGAAAGGCCGGTACCACCATAGATGGCGCCAACCGTCGAAGCGTTCCACGTACCGGTCGAAACCGTGCCGAGCGTGGTGATGCTGTCGTCGCCGGTGTATGTTCCGGCTGAAACAGCGTCGAGTGTGGCGCTGTGAGCTTGAACGTCGGTACCGATCACAACACCGAGGGTGGTGCGAGCGTCAGCCGAAGTGGCATCGTCGAGAAGACCACGAGCATAGCTCGTCAGCGTGGTTGTGCTGGCTGTGCCCGAACCCGTGAAGTACGGGAGAGCGTCAGCAGCACTGGTCAAACCGGCGAGAGCCGCAAGTTCAGCATCGTAAGCCTGAACGTCGGTGCCGATCACAACACCGAGGGTGGTGCGAGCGTCAGCCGAAGTGGCATCGTCGAGAAGACCACGAGCATAGCTCGTCAGCGTGGTTGTGCTGGCTGTGCCCGAAC